CAAGACTGTTAATCATTTCAATTGACCTCTAAGTTGTGGGCGGAGGGGGAGAGCCTCCCGCCGGATTCAGGTTTCGAGACGACGGTGACGGCTACGCGGCCTTCGTGATCAAGCCGATGACGGGGCCGGGCTCGCGGTCGTCAGCCGACGCCGCGACGTTGCCCACATCGTGGTTGTTGATGTCGAAGCGCTGCGTGCCCTTGATGGACATGAGGTCTTCCTCGAAGTCCGTGTCGTTCGAGTCCGTGAGCTTGATCGTGATGCCGCGGCGGTCGCCGAACATCGAGGACTTGCGCAGGTCGCCGAGGACGACCGGGATCTGACTCACGGCGGAAGACTTCGGCAGCACCTGCGCGACCTCGACTTGGTAGCCCATGAAGGACTTGACACGCGCGCCCTCGACCTCGGCAGCGGTTACGCCGCCGGCTTCGAGGATGATGCGCACCATCACTTCAGCCCAGAACGTCTTCGAGCAGAACCAGCGGGCGTTCGGCCCGTCGGCATACTGCGGGAGACGCCCGATGACTTTCAGGAAGTCGGCGCGCGTGATCCCGTCCCAGGTATCGTCCGACGCCTCGACGAGACTCGCGACGTGGCCGAGCGTCGGCACGACCGCAGCGTTGTTTGGGTTACGCAAGCGCTTGGTTAGGCCAACGATGCCGTGATAGTCCCCAGAGCCGTCGCCGATAAAGCCGCACTCGTCCTCGCTCACCGAGAAGGCGTAGGCAATCTCGTAGGCCAGATCGTCGGCCATCGAGATGACCGCGTCTTCGGAAAGCTCCTCTTCGTACTTGGCGAGCACCATCCACTTGCGGGCGAACAGTTCGACCAAGTCCCACTTCTTCTTCGACTCGGTGCCGCGACGGCTAGCGCCCTTCGCGCCGACGGGCTTGGCCAGGAGGCCGCCCTTGCGGCGCGGACGCGTCTTCGAGTCCGAAGCCATCGGCACGACGTTGGCGAAGCGGCGGAAGACGCCGAACAGCTCGCGCAGGTCGATCATCACCGCCTCAAATTCCGTCGGCACCAGGAAGCCGCCCGACTCGTTGTCGCTCTCACTGTGCGCGCGCTCCAAGAGGATGCCCTGCTCACGGCAGAAGTCCATCGCGCGCTTGTGCAACTTGGAACCAGCCGCGCGAGCCATCGGGCCGGCGATCATGAACATGCCGAAGCGATAGGCGGTCTTGGCTGCATCCTTGCCGCGGAAGCTCTTGAGGCCGCCGGTGTAGGCGCCGCGCGCGATCTGCACGCTTTCGCCGCCGTTGCGCTCGGCGGACTGCGCCGGGTCTTCCGTCGGCGTGGGCGTCTGCGACTTCCTGCGCTTCTCGGCGACGGCGCGCTTGAACGCGGCTAAGTCGCCGGTGCTGTTGGCGACGAAGTCGCGCGCCAATTCCGTTTCACCCAGCGCTTCGCCGAGTTGAAGAATCTCTGTGTCCTGTTCCATTGCTGACCTCTCTAAAGTGGGTTGTTGATTGGCACGCCCTTCGGCGCCAGAATCTTGGGTGGGTTGTTCACGCTCCGCCTTGCAGGCATCGCAGCCTTTGCCGTCACACGCGCACTTCTCTTCCCGCTGCTCACGAACGTCCGCGGCCAGTGCCTCCTCGTCATCGTCGAGCGCACGTCCGACGCCTGTGGTGACATCCGCCGGGACAGAGACGAGCGAGTCCTCAATCGGCTCCCAGTCGTCTGACTGGTAGACCGGCCCCTCCTCGTCCGTCTCGCGCACAAAGTGGAGTTCGTGAAGCATCGCCCCGACGGACGTATGACGGCGGATGCCGTCAATGACGTCTTGGAACTCCTGGTCGCCGAGCGGGGAGCGGCTGAAGCGGACGGTGCCGCGCATCTTGTGTCCGTCGGTCTTGACGGTGCCGTCTACGTGGACGCCGATCTGTTTGGTGCGGTCGTGCTCGGAGAGAAAGGCGCCGCCGTTGTTCAGGCGGTCGAGGCGGATGCAATCGGGCTTGTGGTTGAGGATGAGCCTGCCGAACCAGTGCTCAATGGGCTCGTCGGAAGAGAATGACATCTCGACCGTGCGCGCTTCCTCGTCAATGGTCATCTCGGCGCGCTGGAGGGGCATCGCCCGCTTCAGCTTTTTGCCGAGCAGTTTGTCGAGTTGCGCGCGTTGGAGTTGCTTCATTGCCATAGTTGCCGGCGGAGAGTGCTGTCCTCTCACACCGGCAACTATATTCAGAATTGAAATTTTATGATTTTGGCGACTTCGGCGGGGGCGCTTCCTCCTCGTCGGACGGGGCGTCCGGGCGGGGTTTTTCAGGATGTAATTCGATGCCGTAGTCCTTCAGCAGCTTCAACTCACGCTTGCGGGTGGCGAGAACCTCCTCGATGTCTTTGCCCTGCTCGGCCAGCGTGTCAGTGATGGTGTCGAAGCCGTTGTCGATGCCGGTGACTGTGGCCAGCGCATCGGTCTTCGGATCGACCCACGCCCAGCCACGCGGCTGGAAGACCGGCTCCAACAGGCGCTTGTAATCCAGCACGCGAATATCAAGTGCGCCGGCCAGCATCGCGGACTTCAGCCACATGAGGTACACGCTCCGGCTAAAGTGCTCGATTAAAAATTGTTGCAGCGCCCGCCACTGCTCCCGTTCCGACATCAGGCCGATGCGGGCGGACGAGTAGTTGACGCCTTCGAGGTCTTCGGCCAGGGTGAAGTAGGACACGTCGAGGCCGGCGGAGAGGCCGCGCAGCACGCCCTTGGTGAATGAGCCATAGCCTGTGTTCGGGTGGTCCGGCTTGAACTCCTTGAACTCATAGCCTTGCGGGATGATGCCGAACGTGCCGGCCTCCGCGTTCTCCATCAACTCGGCGGTGCCGTCGTCATTGTCATCGCCCTCATACTCCCCTTCTTCCCCGTCGGGCGTTGTTTTCTGATAGAAGCCCATCTTCGACGCGCCGACCCGCGCAGCCACGAGTTCCGCCTCCTCATAAGCGCCCAGTATCTGCAGCCGGTGCATGGCCGTGTGGATCCACGGCACGCCGCGCGTCTGGCAGTCGTCGTCAGCGTTCTCGTCATCCGGCAGATAGCAATGGATGATCTCTTCGGCTGGCACGCGCGTGCGCGCCCTGACGTTGTTGTCGAGATACTGGTAATCCGACGGCGGTGGTGTCAGCCAGTAGGCGACCGGGCGGTCATTCACGTCAATCTCCACCGACATGATGACCCGGTTACCGTTCGTGAGCCGCTCGTTGAACGTCTCGTCAAGCCAGTCCGCGCTGATGAACTTCAATGCGAAGCCGAACGGGTTGTCGGCGACGATGGCGCGAACCAACGCTTCGCCATCGCGCGCGAGCATCGTGCATAGCTTCCGCTGGATGTCCACCCATGAAAGTTTGCCCGAGGCCGAAGCGTTCTCCTTGTGGCTCCATCTTTTCCACGCCGCCTCGACCTTACGGTTCAACAACTCGTCGAACTCGCCTTTCGCGTTCGTCGCCCGCGCCTGCATCTTCATGCCGTGCGGCCCGGCGATGTTCGTGCGTACCATCGAGAGAAACTTTTTGACGTAGTCGTTGTTGCGCGCCAGGTTGCGCGAGCGGGCGCGGAGCACGCGGAGGCTCCGGCGCAACTCCCAGTTGGCCGACGTGTTGACGGTCGTCCAGTCGTTGGTCAACCGGTTGCGGCGCGCGGCTTCGTAGGAGCGCCTGAGCCGTTTCTTGTGGCGGCGTTCCTCGGCGGCGGCCTGTTCTTTTTGCTCTTCCCGGATCTCGGAGAAGGTCGGCAACTGGAGATTTAAGATACTCATTTCGGTTTAGTGAACCTCACTTTAAGGGTTTTGAAGAGAGTGCCGCCGCGGCGCGCCCGAGCCTGTCGCAGCTCCTCGCCGTAGATGGTCGCGTAATGCCCGCGCAGGGAGATGAGTTGTTCGACGGGAATGCGCATGAGCTGGCGGTTGCCGATCATGTACATGTGCTGGTCGGTTGTCGCACGCCCCTCCAACGTAGCGTCGATAGCGTCGATGATCCGCTTGGCCTTCGACCGGTTATCAACAGTCATCGCGGTCGTGACGGCGGCGAAGCCCTGCTTGACCGTGACGGCGCCGTCGCCGACCTGATACTTCTCAGTATCTTTGCTCACCCACGCCTGCCAGAAATAGGCGCCCGGCGTGAGAGCGTCGGTTGCGCCCGCCGGCACCGCGGCGATGAAGTCATCACCGTCGGCAGTCGCCGCGACGTCGAAGCCCGCGCCGGGCCCGCGAAAGTAATAATTGAGCGCCCACCCGTCCGATGCCGGGTAGTCGTCGAAGCTCTTCGTCCATTGCGGCGTCTCGCCGGTGGCGATCTCGCGCGGTTCATAACTGCGTAGCTCTGCTGCCATCATCATCTCCAGTCAGTGGCGAAGTTTCTCTGCCCGCGGCGACGTGCTCGCCGGCGCGGCGGTCGAGCCTGCCCTTGTTCGTCAGGTGCAGACGTCTGTACATCCTCGGCTTCTTGGCCCGCGCGCTGAGTCTCGGGCGGTGTGCTGGCAGCCGTCGCTTCCTGCGTCGCGGCGACCGCTTCCGCCGCGGCGCGCGTGCGACGGGCGATGGCGCGGAAATTGGGGTTGAGGATGGCGCGCGCGGCCATCGCGTAGACGCGCAGGTCGAGCGCCTCGTTGCGCGCCGATGCCTTGATCTTCTCCCACCGGCGGAAGGTCTTGCCGCCGCTCAGGCGCATCACGGGCCGCTCGCTCCGGAGTTGCTTGAAGTAGTTCTCGTCGCGGGTGACGGGGAAGTGGCAGTAGCCCGGGCCGGGATCCGTGATGAGCAGGTGCGCGGCGATGGTGTCCTTCGCCGTCTCCGTGCCGACGGTGTAGAGGCGCACACGCGGTTTGCCCTGCAAGGTGAACTTCGAGATGAGTGGCTTGCCCGGCGTGTTCGCGCCCTTAATGGCGTAGACGCGCCGCCCCTTGTTCTGACGGCAGAAGCGATAGACGTGCTGCGTGTGGTGCCCGCCGCTGTCGATGCAGGTCGCGCGCACGCGCGTCGTCACGATCTGCGCCGCGTCATCGTCCGACTCCCCGCCGACAGGCACCTCGAACTCGTAATCGCGTGACAGCAGTTCCTTCAGATCTTCCCAGACCTGCGACTGGGCCGGGTCGCCTTCAATAACGTGGTAGCCGATTGACCATGACTCCTCGTCGAGGCCCCAGCCGACGATCTCCACCTCCAGACGGTTGCCCTGTACGTCCACGCCTGCGGTCAGCACCAGCACGCCGCGCGGCACGGCCACTGCGAACTCCTCGCACCGATCAATCAGATCGTCCGTGCTCGCCTGCTCCGTGATCTCTTCCCAGCCCTCGGCGAGCGACGTGTTAACGAAGACTTTAAGTGTGGAGCGGCTCTTCTTCGCTTCGAGGAAGTTCTTCACCATCTCGCCCCAGGTGACAAATGGCGAGTAGCCTTCCCAGATGTGAAAGCCGGCGCGACCGCTGCAGGGTTTCTCCGCGCGCCATTCACCGCGCGCGAGCATCTCAGGCTTGTGTTCGTGCTCGATGACACACCCGGAGACACAGACGTAGTAAGCGTTTGCCGTGTCGTCGCCGTCCCACCTAATGGTGTATTCGCCGTTGCGCTTCCATTCAAGCGCCTGATACTCGCCGCAGTGCGGGCACGGCACGAAGTATTTGCGCTTATCGGAGTTCTCGTATTCGAGTTCGATGGGCGAGAAACGCTGTGCCTCCGGAGGCGCGCCCGGCTCCAGTTCCAACCGGTCGCGCGGCGTTGAGACTTTCACAATGACAGCGTCGGGGAAGGTCGTCGCACGCTTCTCGGCGAGCTTCGCCGGGTCACCTTCGGCGGTGGATTTGAAGGCGTCGCGCTCGTCGAGGAGAACGACGCGACGCGGTCGAGAGGAGAGCGTCGCCGGACTGGTCGCGTGCGCGATGGCCAGATGACCGCCGGGGAAAGACTTGCCCCCGATTGTATTGCCCGAGTCGCGCGTGCGCGCGTCCGAAACCAAGTTTGCGAGCACAGGGGTGTCGCGGATCATCGGCGCGAGCGACTCCTTCGACCAGGCTTCCGCTTTATCCTGTGTCTCGGCGACGAAGATGATCGGCGACGGATCGGCGTGGATGAAGAAACCGAGTATGTTGTTGCAGCACTCGGTTTTTCCCACCTGCGCCGAGGCGACCAGGATGATCTCCCGGATGCCGGGCTTGCCGACCGTATCCATGATGTCCACCAGGTACGGCGCTACCTCGTGACGCCAGCGGCCCGGTCGTGCGCTCCTCTCAGCCGAGAGAAACCTGTAGGTCGCCGCCCACTGCGAGACGGTCAAAGATGATTCCGGGATCGCCGAGGCAATGGCCTCAGAGAAAACGCTTGTGATCGTCTCTAAGGTCATTAAAGATGCGCCCCAGCTCGCGCTGTAAGATTTCCGTGATCTGCGCCGCCGACTCGGCCTTGTAAAGCTGCTGCGCGATCTCGCGCGGGAACCTGAGGCCGATGCGGTTCTGCACGCCCTTGAAGAGGCGCAGCGTGTAATCAGCGACTTCGGACGTCGAGACAACTTCGCCGCGCTCTCGCTCCAGGTCGAGTTCACGCATACTGGCTTCGGCCTGCGTCTTCCGGAGTTTCGCCGCGTCCATCTCTGTCGATTCACCGGCGATGAGCGCGGGCAGCGCCGCATCAAGCGCGTAAGTCTTGGCGTTCTTTGCCCCTTCCTCGAAAGGGACGTCGGCCAGCCGCTTCGTGACGGTCGCACGGTCGAGGCCGCTGAGGCTCGCGAGTTGCGAGATGGAATAGAGTTGTTCCCCAAGTTTGTTCATCGGGCCGTCCTCAGCGCTTTCTTCAGGTTCGCGTAAAAGAGTTTGTCGAACTTTTTCTCGACGACTTTCACCGTCGGCTCAACGACTGTGGGCTGCTTGCGGATGCGAGCACGCTTCGCCAGCGCGTAGAGGAAGACGAGCTTGCTGTTAGTGCCGCGTCCCTTTCGTTGAAACAGCCCCTGGCCGCCGCCCTTCAGGGGCAGCACCACGTCGCGCTTGCCGCGTAGCGCCTTCGGCCTCTGGCTCCGCTGGATGATGTCGCGCTTCGTGCGCCGCACGTTCTTACTCGGAACGGCCAGCGCTTTCCCCTCCGGGACTTTGTCTTCGCCCTCCTCGTGCGGAATGAGCCAGTCGGCGCGCGTGACGAGCGCGGCTGAGAGATCCTGTTTCGTCGCTGGCAGGGCCTTAATTCCCATCGCGTTCGAAGGCTTGTCCCAGTTGTTACGCACCGTAAAAGTGTTCTCGATGTCGGAGATCACTTCGCCCTGCGCCTCTTTGACCATGCCCGTGAGCGTCTGCGCGAGCGCGAAAGTGACTTGTTTGACGAGATTTGCTGGTTGACGTGCCACGCCGAAAGAGACTCCTTCCCGGTCTTAAGAATAGTCAGGATTCGGCTTTTATGATTTTGGCGCGGGGAGAGAAGGAAAGATCCGGGCCGCTCAGTCGTCGAAGGCGCTGGTTAATCTGGCCGTGCTGCTGCTGCCGCGGACGGGGGCGACGTAGTTGTCACCCGTCGGCGCACCGAAACGAATGTAGATGTAGAGGGTCGGCCCCTGCTTGTTACTGGTGCGTCCGTCCGGCACCTTCTCGATGACCTTATCCGCGATCATCTCGTCGAGATGCTTGAGGATGTCAGCGCGCGTGAGCCGCGTTTCGGTGACAAACTCAGGAATGGTCTGCGCTCCACGATCGAGGCTGTGCAGGATAGCGGCACGGGCGCGCACGGGCGTCGAACTCAGTCGGGTGCGCAGGATCTCTATCGGCTTTTTGATGATGCGCAACAGTTCTGCGTCTTCATCGTCCGGATGCAGCATCAGCATTGATTCCAGGTTCATCAATTGCTGG